ATTTTGACGGTATTTTAAATACCAATACACTCGGTCAATCGGCCAGTATGACGAAGAATTACCTTTCGCTACCATCATCTAGATTAGACTTTACTTTATCGTCAATATCCGATAATAATACAAGTACTTTTGGTCAAGAAGATGATAGTGTTTCAGAAATAATGGAAAATCTTAGTAAATTTGATATTGCTACTAATGATTTTGATGATACAGTTTCGTTGGGATTATTTAAACTAAGACAATCACCATTCTCACCTGATACAATTAAATTAAATTACGTATTAAGTGAAACTTATGTCGGGTCATTTGATAGCTTTAGGCAAATTAATACATCTGATGGAGGTTCCCCGGTAAGCTTTTATTTAGATACAAAGGAAAATGATTCACCAAATGTACAAATCTTAACTAATAAGTATGTATCGCATGCAGAAGATGGTGGTACTTGGTTAGATATTAATGGTAAGCCTTCTAATAAGGTAAGATTTACATCAACTAAATTTTCTACAAATGATGCAAGTATAAAGAATATAGAGACGCTATCAGCTTCATACGGTGCTACAACCTTAGCCCAAGCACAAGCGTTATCAGCTTCATTGACACAGACTGCAGCACAATTAGGTGTTGCAGATAGTTTATTCCCACTAGGTACATATGCAAGTCAAGATGCTAAAACTAAGGATCTTGGTAGTATTCCAGCAAAACTTGATAGGTTATTCGATACAGTCGAAAATATTGACTTGTTTGATATCGATTTAACCTTAGACGGTGGTATCAGTACTATTAATGCAGTTGCTGAATTTATTGAAAGAACGACAGGTAAAAAGTATTTCGATGATACAGCAACGATTTCAGCTTTTGATGGTTTTTATACATCAGATATCGTTAATAATTTAACAACCGAAGCAAAAGCATTCAGAAGTGATTGGAAAACAATCTTTGATAGGTTTGCAGAATTTGCAGAGAAACGTAGAAAAGATCATATGTTTGTTGCTGACTTACCGAAACCAATTTTTATAAAAGGTAAGAGTTTCTTAACTTTAGATGATCCTAATAAAAACTTCTCACTCAATATACTTAAACCAATTCAAGCTCATACAAGTATTGTTAATACAAGTTATGCAGCAACTTATGCTCAATGGGCACAGGTTTATGATCCATATTTAGATGACCAGTGTTACGTACCATTCTCAGGTTTTGCTGGAGCAGCAATGGCCAATACAGATGCTAATTTCCAACCATGGTTTGCACCAGCTGGATTTACTAGAGGTATTGTAACTGGTGTTAATGATCTTGCATTATACCCTAAACAGAAGCAAAGAGATCAACTCTATAAGATATCTACCAATCCAGTAGCATTCTTCCCAGGAGAAGGATTTGTAATATTTGGTCAGAAGACATTACTCAAAAAGCCAAGTGCATTTGATAGAATTAATGTAAGACGTTTATTCTTAAATCTAGAAAAAGCTACTAGGCAGACAGTTAAGTATTTTGTTTTTGAACCTAATACATTACTAACCCGCACAAGAGTGTTGAATACATTAACGCCGATTTTTGATAATGCTAAAAACACAGAAGGGGTTTATGATTTCTTAGTAGTTTGCGATGAAAGGAATAATACACCAACTGTAATTGATCAAAACGAGCTTATTGTTGATATATATCTCAAACCAGTAAGAGCTGCAGAATTTATTTTAGTTAATTTCTACGCAACCAAAACTGGAGCTGATTTCAATGAATTGGTTGGTTAAACATTTATAGTTTATAAATATTATTATGCCAGATACTAAATTAACAGATTTAGAGATAGTAACTCAACCTAAAAATGGAGATATATTATATATCGTCGATATTAATAACGATGCGTCGAAACAAATAACTTATAATAACCTAGTAGGTACTAAAATAACTAGTTTAAGTACATCATTTGATAATCTTAGTGGTGGTTTAGTAGTTGATATAGAAGCTAATACCACTAATATTACAACTGCTCAGAATGATATAGTTACTAATACTACTAATATAAATACACTTAGTACAGAGTTTAGAAATACATCTGCTAACATAGCTAGTATAAGTGCATTTATATTCCCTGGACAAAACCAAATTAGTGGTGTGAATATGAGTAGTTTTAGTTTTGGTACTGCTATGACGGTTAGTTCTGCTTCAATAATTACTCAACATGTCACTACTCAGAATACTGAAATAGGGGATATTGGTATAGTTTCTTTAAGTGCATTAGGTGGGTTAAGTGGATTACAAACTAATTTTTACCCTATTAGCACTAATACATTTGAATTAAATATATTACCAAGAATAAATGACGATAGATCTATTACAATTCCAGCAAATACAGTTTTTTCATATTATGTTACGAGGAACGTTATTCAATAAACTGTAAAGATTAAATAATTATATGGCAGACACAACACAAACAATTCAAGGTTTTTATACACAAGCTCAAGCTAAGGATTTTGCTAGGAATAATCTATTTAGAGTTTTAAATGTCAATTTTGGAGGCGGCACTGAAGTATCATTTGATGAATCAGATTTAGTCTATGCTACTACAGCTGAATTACCAGGTAAAACAATTGGTAATGTAGCAGTACCTTACATGGGTTTAAATTTTAATGTACCAGGTACAGTCACATATGATAACAGTGAAGGGTATACATTAACTTTTAGATCAGATGAATCTCATAATTTAAGAGAAAAATTCTTACAGGTTCAAGCAGATACTTTCGACGATGAAGATAGTACAGGTAACTATTTTATGCCAACAGCTGATGCAGTTATTGATTTAGTACTTTTAAATAAGGAATTAGATAGAGTGGCTCAATATCAATTAGTAGGTTGTTCTATCCGGAATGTAGGTCCTCAATCATATGATTCTACTGGCACTGGTGAGGTTGTTACATTTACAGCTACCGTTGCATATCATTACTTTAGAAAGACAGCATAACATATAAAAAAGATCTAAATTCAAAAGCTCTCTTTGAGAGCTTTTTTTATGCATAAATATTATTATGCCAGGTATTTTAAATTCTATAAACAATGCTGTACAAAGTATTGGTAATAAAGCAAATAGTCTTGTAGGTGGTTCATTAGCTCAACCTGGTTTAAGTTTATTTGGTACTAATTTACCATTTACACCTTTAATTAGTTTTAGAGATAGATTTTTAGATAGTTTAGATCAATGGAATACATCTATACCATTAAACACTCAGTTTATTGTTCTAATCGATAATTTTCCACTAGGTTTAACTACTAACGTTTTACAAAATTTAGAACCAATTGTACAACGCACCGGGTTTGATATAAATTTACCTAAAGCAACTTTAACTAATTATAAAAATCAAGCTATAGTAGGTTGTATTTTTACAAATGGTTTTAATATAGGGGATGATAGTTTAGATTCGGCCGCAGCTAAAATTGAAAATAATCGAGGTTTTATACAAGGAACAATATTAAAAGATAGATCAGATTTCGCATCAAATAAATTTACCCTTAGTCTTAGAGAAACTAATTCATCATTTGTAGATTTTGTAATAAGACCATGGGTTATAATGGCATCACATTTTGGAATGGTAGCTAGGGATAAAAATAACCCTGCAGAGTTAATAAAGGATCCAAAAGTTAATTTAACTGTAGTACAATATACAAGAAGTGATAAAGGTCTATCACAAATACCAAGAAAAACGTGGAGATTTTACAATTGCGTGCCTACTTCAGTAAGTACAAGAGATTATCAATATGGTGACACCGAAGATGTAAAAAATTTCGACACTCAATGGGTATATGACAGGTATGAAATTAGTAGTAACTTATATTTAAATATAGGTGAGCTTATTAAAGCTATTAATCCGTTCCCTTTCTAAAATGAATCAATATTTCTATGAAAGTTATGAAATAACTGAATTAAGTTATTTTGAATATAAAAATTTGGTAAAGAATCTTTTCACCGATGACCCATGGGTATTAAATCAAGTTTTTAATAATACTATTAATAATGCAGTAAAAGGTGATAAAGAAATAGATATTTTTGATAAAGTAAAAATACTTTTATTTTTAAGATCGTTAACTTTAGGGGAAGATTTTGATATAACTTTTAAAGAAAAAAATTATAAAATGAATATTAATTCAATTGTGAATAATATATCGATTAACAGTAACGAAATAGTTTCAGATAGGGTAACTTTTAAAAAATCAAATAGTTTTTATGTTGAAAATTTATTAAATGAAGTAATTATATCAATTGAAAAAATAGTTTTAGATAACGGTGAAATAAATTTTTCTAAATTAACTAACGAACAAAAAGATATTATATTTAACGAAATTTCAGATTCTAACATATCTCAGATAGTAAATAGTATCGCTGATAATTTAAAACAAGATAATCTTAATTTATTTGATATGAACTTTAATTTACATAATGGAGATATTTTATATTTTTTTAAAAATATATTCAAAACTGATTTAAATAGTTTATATGATCTTGAATACGCATTAATAAAAAATTTAAATTTAAATACCGTCGATTTTCAAAATTATTCTTTAAGTGAAATAAAAATTTTATTAAACAAACTAAACGATGAATATAAAGATAATAAGCAGGGTGGTGTTCCCCATAATCAAATGTAAATATTTCAAATGGAAAATTTTAATGATATTTTAAGTCAAGTAAAAAGTCTCAAAAAAGAGATTACTTTTTATTCCCCAATAAACGATAAAGAACAAAAAATTTATCCTTTAAGTCTTAAGCAACAAAAAGATATATTAGAAAATACTTTTTCAACTACTTTATCATTATTATATTTTAACAATTGCATCTATAATATTATTAAAGAAAATTTTTCTGGAAATATTAAAGATTTAGATACTATTGATAGGGTATCAATTTCATTATCATTGAGAAATAAGATTTCAAGTTTATATAAATCAGGAGACGTTGAGGTTAACTTATCTGATATTATAGAAAAAAATAAAAATAAAGCAACATTTAAATCCAAAGAAGTTATTAGTGATGAATTTACTTTTAAATTAAAAAAACCTAATTTAGAATTAGATAATAAAATTAATAATATAGTCTTAAGAAAATATAAAAATGAAAAAATTACTGAAGACAATGTTAATAACGTTATTAGTGATTTATACATATATGAACTAGTTAAGTTTATTGATGTGTTTGAATTTGGTGAAAATGTAATTAAAGTAGAGGAAAATATTAATAATACAGTTAAAATTTTAAGTGAAATTGATTCGAACAATTTTAACAAGGTATTTGACTATATTAATGAACTTAGAAAAATAGAAACTTCTTTAACTAAAATTCCTAATTCAGATGATAGTATTTCTATTACCCCGGACTTCTTTATAGTTCGTTAAGGTAATTAAATATTATTGATGAACCCGGAAGTCGACCACGCAAAAATATTATCCCTATTATCAGGGGTTTCAGATAAGTTAACGGATAGGGTCCTAGCTTTAGAGGATGCTGTTAGTAATACTATTGGAATGAGTACCAGTAGTATTAAAGCTCAACCTGAAAGTATAGTACAAAAAGCTGAACCTGTTATTATAGCTGATATAGGTAAAGAAGCTAAAAAAGATTTTAGAGAAGTTTTAACGACTCCGGAATCCAAAGAAGCAGCAGGAGGCGAAGGCGATGGTAGTATAATGGCTTATGTCAAAAAACTAATAGGACCTGCATTAATTATTCTTGGTAGTTTAGGAGCTTTAGTCGGTGGTCTATTTGCTGGAGGTGGTACTGGTATGCAGGACACTCTCCAAGTTATAGGTAAAGGTGGATTAGCACTTGGGTTAAAATTAGCAGCAAAAACAGCAGGTACATTGTTAAAACCGGTACTAGGAAAATTACCATTAATAGGTGCATTAATTAGCTTTGGATTTGCTTATTCAGCATTTAAAAATGATGATTTTGTTGGAGGGTTATTTGACTTAGCCAGTGGTTTGTCTGGGTTACTTTACTTTGTACCAGGTGGTCAAGCATTTGCATTCCCTTTACAAATGGGTATTGACACTTTAAGTGCTATGTTAAGTGTTGGTACAACGCAACAAGAAGGTGAAACACTAGGACAAGCTAAATTAAGGACATTAAAAGAGTTTATGGGTCCAATTTTCGGAATAATTAAAAAGGTACAACCTATGAGAATGTTTTTTGCAATAGGGGAAGGTATTCAAGAAATTTTTAAAGGTAATATTGTATCAGGTTTAACTAAAATAGCAACTTCAAATCCCATTTTTGATATTATAAATTTATTTAATAATGTATTTTTAGGAGGAGATGGCGGTTCAGTTGATGATATGGCATCCGGTATGAGTGATAAAATTAGTTCTACTATTGGAGGAGCTAAAGAATTTATATCTACTTTGATCGAACCTATTAAAGATAAATTCCCTATGAAAAATTTTATAGGTATAGGTGAAGGTATAAGTAAAGTTTTTAAAGGTAATTTTAAAGAAGGTTTGATTCAAATTGGTGAAAACGGTCTACCTGTATTAAAAGCTATAGGTAATTTCTTTTTCGGTAGTACTGATGCTGAGACTGGAGAGAAAAAAGATGCTGGTTATAAAAAAGTTTTAGGTACTCTAGGTGGTTTTTTTGGTCCTATAAAGGATAAATTGTTAATGAAAGTTTTAAATATATTACCAGAATCTATTTTAGGGGTTAGTGTTAGAAATAGAGTAGCTAATTTATTAGGAATAGATTTGGGTGCAATTGAGGATGACCCGGTGGAAGCTGCTAAAAATGCCGAAACCGAAAGAGCTGAAAATGTGGCTGATATTGAAAGTAAAATTGCAAAACATCGAAAGAAGATAGCAGAAGGAGATAACCGGCACGGTTTCGGGAATAGATCATCAAGAGAAAGTACAATAGAAAAACTAGAAGCTGAGCTTGCTGAAAGCAAAAGAGAAGATGGTGGCCCAGTCAATCGGAATACACCATATATGGTTGGTGAAGCCGGTCCTGAATTATTTATACCTAAAAACAACGGAGATGTTGTAGATAACAAGACTGTAAATATATTAGAGAATACCTTAGATAGAAAAACTTTCGTAGATATAACTAAAATGAATATTAAGATTAGTAACCAACAAATGGATGAACTTAAGAAAAATAATATGTTATTGCAAGCTATATTAGAAAAATCGAACGCTGGAAGCACTATTATAAAGAATCAAAGTAGCAGTGTAGTAAATAATCAAAGTAGTTCAGGTTTTAGAGATATGCAATTTAATGTTTAATACTAAATATTATAAATGGCAATTGATTTATGGAGTTTAAAATTTGGTAAAGATAATACTATCCCAGTTCTTATAAGAGCTGGAACTAATACCAACTCTGCTAATTTAAATTTACAAAATAATGAAGTTTATAGTAAATTAAATGGTGGTGATACTCCATATATTCCTATTAATGTCAGAGAAGATTTTCAATGGACGAAAAGTCCTAAAAGCTCAAGACTAGATGTACCTTCTTTATCTCTTAAAGAAAAACGTATTATTAAAAATAGTACAGTCACTAATCTAGCTTATTCGGTAAATGCAACAGCTGATTTAGCTAAAACTTTATCAGATAAGATATCTCAAGGGGATTTTATATTTTTTAATGAAGATGCTATTAAAGAAGGTTCAATATTAGAGAGTACAACGAATCTGGTAAAAGGTGGTGCATCTACTATTTCTGATACTTTAGAAGCCACTCAATCCTTAATAAATGAAAAACTATTAGGTACGCAAACATTCAAAAGTAGTGTTTTACAACCATACAATGGATTGTATAGTATTGAAAGTACAGGGTTTCAGTATATATTACCCTTTCTAAACGATGAATATAGGGAAATGACTACTTCAATGGGTGAGGATCAAGATAATCTATTTAGTGGTATGCAAAGAGCTGCTATTGACGCAGCTTCAGAAGTAGCAGGAGCTGTATTTGGTTTAAGACCTGGTGTTTATATAGAAGAATCA